ACTGACGACAAATCCAACATCAAGCAACACAGCTGATGGTTCTTGGTATATAGATAGCGGCGCATCAAGTGATTGGAGTCGTGGATTACTCAGCAAAAGAAGATTTCGTCGTGTTGAAAATCTTACATTTGAATACGAAGCGTATCTTCAAACAAATGATGCTGGGAACGTGCATTGCATGATTGGGTTTGTTGGTGGAACGTCAACAACATATAATTATAACCAAACTCCAGCAAATTTGATTTATCATGATAATGCTACGTTGAGCGTTTACGATAATGGCTCGGCTCAAGGCAGCACTTATTCAATTGATACGAGAAATAATTGGTATAAATTTAAAATTGTACTAAAAGCTACTGGTGCTAGATATTATATATTCCATAATGATTTATGGAATTTGATTAGAGACACAAGCAATAATAGTTCTACATATGAATATTTAAGAATACATATCACATTGTATAGACAAAGAGTTTATATAAGAGATATGAAAGTATATGTTAGCAAAAATCATTATAGAGATACTGATTATTTGCATAATATTTACGCTGGAACTGCAAAATTTTTATCAAATACTGGACTTACTTCTGCCCGTGATATTTATATTACTGGTGGCACTGGTGGAAATTTCGCTAATAGATTAATTATAGGTTCAAATAGCACATCAGAAACTTTACAAGACTCAAATCTTCGCCCAACAATATACTCTACCGGCGCATATCCAGTTTTAACTTTAAATCATACAGTAACTGGTAATGCTAGTCATGGTCCAACAATTCAATTTGCTTTTAATAATTTAACTACTGGAGGATCAACAGGTAGACAAATAGTTATTGGCGCAACTGGAACCGGCACATATCTTGACATTGGTTTTTCGGGTGGTGGTTTTGGAGACAATACGAATAAAAATCCGCATAACGGAATTTCTGGATATAGTGGACTTTCTCCTTTAAGAATTTTTTCAACTGGAATTCTTGTTGGTTCAACGGGAGCTTATCCTAATCATATAACTAGTATATCTCACGCTTTAGATGTCCGTGGAGCAGCTTATGTTAGTGGTGATGTTGGTATTGGAACGACTTCAAACGGATCAAATCTTTTTACAGGGACATTTAAATTAGATGTAAATGGTAATTCACGAATTGCAAATTCAACAACAGGTTCGGCATACGGTTTAATTAAAACCACATCCAGTACGAGTGCAGCGGCAATCATACTTGAAACAAACGGTAGTAATGATCCAGTTTTATTAGCAACAGGAAGTACTTTTTCTGGAACAGGCATCAAAGCCGCTAGCACTCTTTATTTGGGCGCTTATAATCTTAATACAGCAATTGGATCAGAAGGCCCAAGTGGATATATAGTTTTTGCATCTGGAGGAACAACCGAAAGAATGCGCATTGCTGCTAATGGTAATGTTGGTATTGGAACAACCACCCCATCGGCAAAATTAGCAGTTTCATTGGATGTAACAGACTCTGACGTTGGCCAAATTCGCGCAGTTGGAGCAACTTCTGCGGCAAAAATGATAAACATTGGTTATCATACCACTGGCAACTATGGATTTATATCGTCGCTAATTGCTGGTACTGGTTATTCAAATTTATCTTTGCAACCAAATGGTGGAAATGTTGGTGTAGGAACGACTGGCCCTGCGGTAAAACTTGAAGTCAACGACTCAATAAACACAGCTCTTGGTATAAGATCGGTAAATCCAAATACTGGCACTGGTGCTCATTCTGCATTCCAACTTGGAAACGCGAATGGATCTAATGGAGCAGGGGTTGTTTTATTTGGAAGTGGATACACTTCATCTGGATTGTATCGTCAAGACGGAATGTATATGTACACCAACAGAACTGGTGGCATTACTATAGCAGTTGAAACAAACAACCCATTGTATTTTGCAACAAATAATACGGAAAGAATGCGCATTGCTGGCGACGGAAATGTTGGTATTGGATCAACAAATCCATTAGCAAAATTACATATTCTTTCAAGTACTCCTTCTGGCGTAACATCTGTATTTTCAAATTCAGATATTGTTATCGATTCAAGCACCAATTCATATATTAATTTCCGCCAAAGCGCTGATACTGGAGCATATGGAGGATTCGTTTGGACGGATAATAATCACGGTGCATATATTGTATTTAGAAATTGGCAAGGTTCTGCCGCTACTGGCGGCGATTCATTAATATACGGAACATATCAAGACCATATATTCCAAGCTGGAGGTGCCGCTACTGTAAATGGCAGAAGCGAAGTAATGCGTATAATGCAGAATGGTAATGTTGGTATAGGAGTAACAAGCCCAAGCTCTAAACTTGAAGTTTCTGGGAATGCACTTGTTTCAAAATTATTTATTGGCAGTGCGAATGCAAGTTATGATTTGTATAATAATGGTACAAGTTATTTTAACAATACAGTTAACATAAATAATGATCTTAAATTTGGTGATAAATTAAGTTTTAGAGCTATAGGTACAAATACTGTTTATTATCCTAATTCATATTGGGGGATAATGCAGCCAAAAGGAACGGTTTTATATTATGATGAAGAATTTGAATATACCTCTAATAGCATACAAGTTTATAACAATAGCGGTGGAACGGCTGTAACAATAACTAGAAAAAATAGTAGCTTTTTAGATGGTCATACTCAAGTTCCAAATTCAACTGGATATGTTTTAGAAATAAAGCATGATGCCGGAACAAGCTCTGGCGCATCTCCATATAATGGCGGTTGGTATTTCGCCACAAGTACTGGCGCTGGAAAAGCACTTCTTTGCACATTTAAAATGAAAGTTCCTTCCGGAAGGAATATTACTTTTCATAGTAATAGCACCGGAACAAGTAGTAATGTTGTATGGCTTACAAACAATGCTGGAACTGGACAATATGAAGACTATGCTATAATAGTTAACAGTGGAACCGCTGGATGGTCAAGCACTTTCTTTTTTGCTATTGATGGCAGCACAGCTTTGTTTTATACATATCTTGCTTCAGCAACTGTGTATGAACTTACAAATGTTAACGATAAAAATATTGGTGGAAGTTTAGGAATTGGTGTTAATAGTCAATTTAGCAATTGCCGTTTATCTTTATCTAGTGGAAATACTGCTCGTTTTGGCATATCTGATGGCACTGTTACTTCTAATATGTGGACGACAAGTTCCACATTTTATGTTTCTACAGAAACTAACCATCCAATACAGTTTATTACTAATGCGCAGAATAGAATGATTATTACTGCTGGGGGTAACGTTGGCATTGGAACAACAAGCCCAAGCTCTAAACTTGAAGTTAACGGCACTATTAAAGATCAATATGGTGATTTGCGCACTATTCCAGAAAATGCCAAAACTGCTGCATACGTTCTTGCCGCATCTGACACTGGCAGATTAATCACAATTACTACTGGAGGAATAACAGTTAATTCTGGCATATTTAGCGTAGGTCAAGTAGTTACAATTTATAATAATTCTGCATCTAGTCAAACTATCACGCAAGGAACAAGCGTAACAATGTATTTGGCTGGTACAGCCACAACTGGCAATAGAACATTGGCGCAGCGTGGTATATGTACAGTTACTTGTGTAGCTTCAAACACCTTTGTCGCTAGCGGAAATGGATTAACATAAGCCTAGAAAACAATTCAAATTGTATTATAATTAAAAATGAGCGCTGTAATAGCATCAATAATTGGCACGGCGGCAGGGGGCGACGCACCAATAGTTATGTGGTACTATCCTGGGGCCACAGGAGATTACTGTAGTGGATGTGGTGTAAATGATAGTTACTCTTATTCTTTTGGAATTATAAGCGGCACCAATATAAGTTGGGAAATTCATTACGCCTCTAGCAGCGGTCTATGTTCAAGTGGTTACACCATAGCTAATTCAGGAACAATTACAGGTCAGGCGTATTACTTTCAATCATATGCATTTTACACTCAGGGAGAAGGCTTTTATAGAGTATCTGCATCTAATTCTACTAGTTCTTTTCTTTCTGGATGGACAAAAGTAAGTAGTGTTTGTTGTTATTATGAATGTGGTTGTTACGCTTATCCAGGAGGCCCGCTGGGTGGTTGGGGCTGCTATGATTGCTCTCCAACTTATGAGTGTCCAGCTTGCGAATATGATTGTAGTTGCGATAACTCATTTGGTTATGGAACAGCTGGATGCAATTGCGATTCAGAAGAAAATGCGTGTGCTTGGTGTTGGCCAAGTTGTCCATATGGACAAACTTGGTGTCCAACTTATGAAACGTGTCCATGTGGAGAATCATGCGAACCAGGGTATTCTCAAGAATGCAACACACTCAGCTATGGATATTCCTATCAACCTCCTGGTAGTTGCTAACTTTTAATTTAAATATTAAAAAATTTAAAAAACAAAATGAATACAGATTCGCAAAAAGCTAGTGATAATCTGACTCAAGAAGAGTATGAAAAAATAAAGCAGAAATATGAAACTGAAAATCTTAATGAATTTCCTTCTGTATTTCAGCAAGCTCGCAATTTAGCAAAGCAAATGTGGGTTAGTGGCATTGATAAGGCCAAAGGTAGACCATTTTTATCAAGCCCTGAAAAGGCGGCGGCGAGAATGGCAATTTGCGAAACATGCGAATTTCTGAAAGAAAATCGATGCGTAAAGTGTGGATGTTATATGAGCGCGAAAATTCATATTGAAAGCTCAGGTTGCCCAATTAATAAATGGGGAGCGGAGCTTCAAAAACTTAATTCTCCAGAAACTGTCGAGGCGATCTCAAGAGCGCCAGAAAGGAGAGATCCAAGAGTGGATCTCGAAAAATTACCAAAAAAAGAAGCTGACGAAATGCAAGAATTAGCTCAAGAAGCTCTAAACTACGATGGTAGATTTGGCTATAAACGCAAACAATACAAAGCTACAATCGGGGCAGATAATATAGTAAAAATAATTGAAATTTTTAAATTAGGGCCAATGGCAAAAAGAGTTCACGACATGAGCGTTACTGATCCAAGAGATCAAGTTCGTTTTAATAAACTTATCGTTGACCATCAAAAACCAGATATGCCTAAAATATTTTCGTTTAAAAAATTTTATTTTCATTTGATCCCGGATAGAAATGGATTTAAGATTAATAAAATTGACCCGAATAATATACCGCCAGATTTTCCATCTGATATAAAACTGCCTCCGCTTAAAGATTAAGGCAATAAAAAACCCCCGATTTCTCGGGGGTTTTTAGTTTATGGTATTTGTGTATTGTTAGACGGTTGTTGCTACGAATACGCCGTTTGTAGTATCTTGTGGCGCACCGATCTGAGTCGTGAAGACCAGATCAACACTCTTGTTATCACCGATTGAGCTTGAGAAGTTTTCGCTTACAAGCTTGCAACCTTTGACCTGATAGCAGATCTTGTCAGTTCCAGAAGGATCTTTGAACTTGAAAAGCAGGGTCTTGGTTTCGTCGTTATTTACGAGATCGATCAAGTTGCCAGCATTTCTAAGGTCAGCGAGGGTAGCTGAAACATTTACAGTTACTTCGATGGGGAAGTCGATAACCTTTGCGAAGCCGAAGCGGGTGCCGAGGCGTTGCAGAGTTGTACGACCAATTGGAACTTCAATTGAGAAGGACTGAATGTGCGCTGCGGTTCCACCTGCTTCGGTGCCTGTAGGCATGTCAGTAAGTACTGGGTCAGCGAGTTCCATTACAATGTCACCAGGACGAAGAGCGGAAATACCAATAAGACCGCTGTTTGGTGTTGGAAGAGTAAAACCATTTGCTGTAGGAGCACTTGTTTCTACGGTTAATGCAGGAAGTGTTCCCTGATTACCCGAAACAACATTGATGTTCAGACCTTCTACTGAAACTGAAACTGTTGGAAGATTACCTACAGAAGCTTCAAGGGAATAGTTTGTAACGAATCCGTTGCCGATAGAGATTGTGCTGGCTTCAGCACCAGTAAATGTTGAGTTAGCAACGCTGTCAGCGTCGTTACCTTCTGGAGCAGTAAAGATGTGAAAGTTACGGCCAGAAAGTGTTGATGTGTCAGCTGTTTGAGTGGAGTCAATAAGACCCGAAATGAAAGAACGAGTGGTTCCAAGGCCAGTGCCTACGCTGAAACCAAGCGCTGTTTCGTTATTACCTGTGTGCAGGTAATAGGTGAAGTCGAGATTAATTGTGGGGGGTTCAAGAATGATAGCGTCAATACGGGCAAGATTTCCGAATTGATTAACGTCTTGGCGAGCTACGGAGAAACCGTAGTTGGCCGATTGTACACGGTGAAGCTGCTTAATTTTATTTGCGGCGTGGGTTGCTGTTGGAACAAGCGTACCGTCGCTAACAAAGAGAGCCTCCGATTGGTAAATTACTCTATTGCGTGCCATAGTTTAAGAAGGTTTGAAATACTTTACATTTTTTTAGTTATAAATGGAATATTTAAGCTCTTGGGTATCTATATTTAATAATATCAAAATCAAGAAATCCAATGTATGATTTAGATGATCCCCTTGTGTCTTTGAATTTAGATACTGCGACTTCATCAATAAGAAGTTCAGCAGAAGCATTGCTTACATTTTCAAAAGTATATGGGGGTGTTTTAATATCGCCAAATTCATTTAATGGATATTGGGTAAAATCTTTCTGTTTGAATGATCTGTTTTTAGAATCTGCGAACAAAGAAAGCACTCCATCTAAACTATAAGGATCATCTGCAAAAACTACGCATTTTATAAAGGCTTTTGTTTCGTCCTCGCCGCCAAAAGAAAATGGGACATTGGCGATAGAGTCTGTATTGATATAAATCGCTGGCAAAGCATTGTCATAAGGCGGTAGATATGTTGAGCCGCTCCAAGGAATCTTTTCGTTTGATTTTAAATTATTCTCTAAAATTAAGTCTTCTTCGTTTTCGTTTGAGAAGTAGATATTAAAATCTTTTACGGCAAAACTACCAGTAACATTAGCTCCGCTATTGATGCCAGAATAGATTATTCTGCCATTAAGAAAGTCTATATGCCTATTGGTATTTCTTGGAGTAAAAACCGAATTAATATAAACGCCGCTTGGCACGTTTGCACCAGTTATAGAAGAATCATAAACCCATTGTTTATAAGCACTTCCAAATATTCTATATCCCGTAGGTAATCTAGGGTCAGAGTATTGATAAAGTTTACCTGTTTGGTTTGTGTAAGCTTCGCCTTTATATAAAAGATAGTGATCTAGCCAAATAGCAAACGAAGTTGCGACATTATGTAGATATTGAGGTTTCATTTAATTGTGAGAATTTTTGTTCGTATTTGGACAAAATCAGACTTATATATTTTACATTTCTGAATCTGCTTTTCTTTTTTAATTTTGCTTGTGTTTGCAATCCTGTGCCTGAGCGAGACGTTGGCAATTCTCCACGAAGATCATATAAATATTGACCTACTCCAGAAATACCAGTTTCAATGCCTTTTGCCCAAGATCGACCTGGTGCCCAAGGCATTGGGCTTGCCTCCCAGATATCTTCTTTTGCGGGCATAAAAATTGTCCAAAGAGCCCCGTTATCTATCAGACCAGAAAATCTTATAGAAGTTTTTCTAAATTCTTCTAAAACTTTTTCAATAGGCTCTGAACCTTCTTCAAATCCTATATAAGAAAAAAGATTACCATTTCCCCCAAGCGTTTCACTTATATTTTCGGCGGTTGGTCCAGCTAAAATTTCTTTTGTTACGGGGTGATTAAGAAAATCCTTTATCATTTGATTTTTTATTATTTCAAAATTTTTAATTATAGTTTTTTCAAATTCGGCCTTTAGAAATTGAGCAGAATCTTTCGCTATTTTCTTTTCAATATCTTTGGGAAAATTTGCCATAATTACTCGTTAATTGGAGTAAGCAGAAACGAATAATATCTTGGACCAAAAATACCATTTGGTTTATAGTCTGATGTGATATCATATCTTCTGCCATCAAATTCGATCTTTTTTGCTTCTTTTAAATAAGGAAAAGCGTCAGCGCCAACTTTGATTTTTACTGTTCCTGCGGGATACATCATTCTCTGCTGATTAACAGCGCCAGCGTAAGGAATTTTTTGATTTGAAATGTAGCTGATTTTAGCTTTAAAAGTATATGATTTTGTTGTATACGTTGGCTGGTTTACGGCAGAATTTGTGTCTGCGCCATAAAAACCATTGTAAGTTGAAGAGGTAGTGGCGATTACCACTTCCGGATTCATGATAACGGTAATATATCGGGCAAACGTTTCAAAAACATCGTCAAAAATGCTATTAATATAATCTTTCTGAGAAGCCGATATATAGGAAGTCGCCATATTTTACTTTACACTTTCTACGCTTAAATTATTATATAGTAAGGCAAAAGGTATGACGGGCAAGGAATATTTTAACGATAGAGTAAAAGTGAACACCTCTGACTTGTTCAAGAGGATGCTTATTATTTTAGAAGATATTAAGCATGAGCATGATAGGCAATTTAACCTGCTTTATTCTTCTTCCCCAGATTCCTTTAAGCCGGTTGTCAGACAGGCTAATTACCTAGACGAAGAAAAAATGACTCTTTATAGAAAGCGTGTTTTGGATATGGGAAATGAAGCTATCCGAAAGATTATTTCTGAAATGGAAAGCACAAGAGTAGAATTTCATCACACCTTTAAACAATGAAAGAACTATTTAGCTATACGGTAAAAATAAACAAGGAAGTCGAAAAGACCGAAACAAAAGAAGAAAACGGTCAAACGATTACTGTTACACAAAAGGTAAAAGAGGAAGTTCCTGTTAAGATTATTATCAAGCAGCCTTCTCGCAGAAATCTTGAAGACGCTGAACTTCAGTTCAGTATCGAAATGTCCAACTGCATCAAGAAGGGTATTTTGACAAAGGGCATGTTGGCAAAAAAATATTCTGATACAGGCGGCCTTCTTTCCGAAGACGATGGAAAAGAGCTTGTTTCTTTGTATGCAAAGTTAATTGATTTTCAGCATGAAATGACAAGATTAACTTCAAAAAGCGAGCCAGATAAAGAAGCTATAACTGCTTTAGTGGAGACAATGACTATGACAAGAATGCGTATTGTCGAATTGGAGTCTTCGTACAGAACTCTTTTTGAGAATACAGCAGATACTATTGCTCAAAATAATGTCATCAGGTGGTTTTGTTTGCACATGGCTCATTTTCAAATTTTACCAGATGGTCAAATCGAACCATTTTTTAAAGGCTCGTCTACAGAAGAAAAATTAGCAACTATGCACGACATGGATGAAAGCGGTGATGAAATTTATGCTAAAGGTTATCGTAAATTAGCGACTTTTATTTCATTCTGGTATTTTAGTAAAAATGCCAAGAGAGAAGATTTCGAAAAATTAGATAATGACATCGAGACAGGAAAGTTTGACTAATAGTAAATTATTCCTGCTTTTTAATGAAATTATAAAGGGCTATTCTAAGAGAAGGTTTAGAAATAGCCCTATTTTTATAAAGCATCTTGGAATAAGTGAAAAGGCTTTTTTTGACTTTAGATTTCAAGAGTTTTATGATTATGCTATTGCTTCTGGTATTCCATGCGAAGATGACGCTCTAAAAAGAGCTATAGACGAACAGTTTTGGTCAAAAAAAGAAGAGGAAGAAATAACTGTTTCAAAAAATTATATAGATAGATTAATTCTTACAAAAAAGAATCTAATAAGAAAATTAGAAATAGAGGCTATTTCTACGCAGATTGATGAAGAAAGAAAAAAGCTTGCAAAAAAAATCTCAGAAAGAAAAGAGATATTAGGCAAAACTGCTGAAGAATATGCGAGTAATAGATCCAATGATTACATTATATACGAATCTCTTTTTAAAGATGAGTCGTTAAAAGAACGTGTTTTTACTGAAAATGATTTTGAGGAAATGACTTATGAAGATCTTGTGGAGTATATTTTATTTTTTAATGAATATATGGACGAATTTAAAGAATATCATTTACAAAAAATTTCTCTTTTAGATTTCTTCCAGCCATATTATCTTGTTTTGGATCAACCAATGCAACTTTGGGGCAAGCCTATGGTTCAACTTAGCGACTTTCAAGTTAGGACAACAATTTACGGCAAAATATTTAAAAATGTTTTTGAAACTAATGAAAATATTCCCGACAATGTAAGGAATGATCCAGATAAACTTTTTGAATATACTGATAGGAGCAAGGCAAAAAAGAATTTTGAATCCAAACAGAAAAACAAAGATAAGGCTAGTGCCGAAGCTGTTTTTGGAGCGACTAAAGAGGAAATAGAAGAAATGAAGGGAGTAGGGGCGAAGTCTTTAAATCAAGTTATGAAAGGCAAAAAGATGATGAATATGGAAGAGCTTATGAAATTGCATGGTGACGCCTAATTTTTGAGTGTAAATATCTCAAAAGGTTAAAGGATGCCCAAAGGTATATCAGTTCCAGTCACCCAGTCTGGTTTAGAAACTTCTATTAATCAGGCGGTTAAGAATGTTGGTCCGATTAATATTCCAGCAAATATTGATCCATCCGCTTTTAAAAATCTAGCTCAACCTCTTGGTCGAGTAAGTGGACTAGCAACAGAGTTTGAAAAGTCAATTGCGGCATCAAATGCCCGTGTTTTAGCATTCGGAGCTTCAGTAGGAATTATTAATGGCGTTCAAAATTCTTTTGCAGAATTAGTAAAAACAGGTATAGAAGTACAAAAAACCCTTGCTGATATCGCCGCTATTAGTGGACAGGGAGGTAAAGAATTAAGTAAGTTTGGAGACGAACTATTTAATATTGGCAAATTAACTGGCCAAACATTTAAAACCGCATCACAGGCTGCACTTGAATTTTCTCGTCAAGGCTTGGGAGTTCAAGAGACGCTTAAAAGAACAAGTGACGCCCTTACTTTAACAAGATTTACTACGTTAAGCGCATCTGAAGCTGTTGATGTTTTAACTGCCGCAGCTAATTCATTTGGCGAAACTGGAATTACAACTGCGCAGATCATTAATAAATTAGTTGCCGTTGACACAAAATTTGCTGTTTCAGCTGAAGATTTGGCAAATGGCCTTGCGCGTGCAGGCTCAATCGCACAGGAAGTTGGGGTATCATTTGACGAATTAAATGCGGCAATTACAGTAGCTCAAGAAAGAACTGCCCGTGGTGGCGCGGTTATTGGCAATGCGCTCAAAACAATTTTTACAAGATTAAGAAGCGATGAAACAGTAAAAGCTTTAAGATCAATTGGCGTAGAGTCTTTAAATGCCCAAGGAGGATTAAAAGGAGCGGTTCCAATTCTTGAAGAGGTCTCTAATAAAATTAAAACACTTTCAGAATCAGATAGAATTCAGATTCTAGAGTCAGTAGCTAGCAAATATAATATCAATATTCTTTCAGCTATTCTTAACGATCTAAATGATGCAAATAGTAAATTTGGACAAGCCGTAGCGGTATCAGCTGGAGCAAATACTCAAGCTTATGAAAGACAAATAGAATTAAATAAAGCTCTTGCGGCAGAATTGAATCGTGCTAGCGTTTCTGCAACACAACTTTTTAACAAATTATCAGAAATTGGCGTAACTGATAGTTTAGCAAACTTATTAAAATTCGTAAATAATCTTTTAGAAGGTTTTAATAAAATTTTAGATTCAGAGGGTATAGGAGGAAATATCGCCAAAGGATTAATAAAAGGTATTTCAGATGTATTTTTTACTATTGGATTGCCAATTATTGGAGCGATATTCATCAAACTTACAAAAGACATTGCTCAGTTTGGCGTCGAATCATTAAAAACAATCTTAGGAATAAATCAACAAGTAAAGGAGCGCCAAGCTCTTGAACAAGCGGTAGTAAATACCCTTATAAAAGATCAAGAAATAATGGCGACCATTCTTGCTTTAAGTGGTAATCGCGCAAAACAAGAAGAATATTTACTTGGAGTATATAATCGTCAATTAGCCGCTTTGCAGCAAGTACAATCAATTGCAACTGGGATAACTCCTGCGTTAATGGCAGGTGGGTTGACAGCTACAAGCGGACAAATCAGAAAGCGTGCCGCTGGTGGATATTTACCTTCTAAAGAAGCATCTGATGTTCGTCGCGGAGTTGGTGGCGCTAGCGCATCTTCAAAAGTAGTTTCTATTCCTAATTTTGCATTTGGCGGCGGTAAGCGAGGAACAATGATCGCCAATACCAGTGAATATATTGTTCCAAATTTTGCAAATGGGGGATCAGCAATCTTTAACCAAGACATGGTTAAATCTTATGGCCTACCAGCAGGAGCAAAGAAAATTTCAGCTGCTGGTGGTTATGTGCCAAATTTTGCTCGTTATGTTTACGACGCCGATAGGATTGAATCAGATAAAAATTCTTTGTTAAAAGCTATACTGACATCGCAAGTTAAAAAGAATCTTTTAGTTGGCCCCGCTGGATCTGGTAAGTCAACTTATGGTTCTTCTCTTGGTTCTTTTATAACAAATGCTAGTCAATTAGCAGACGCAACGGAAATCGACATTCTTTCAGGAGCGGCAAGAACAAAAGACGGCGGAATATCTAAAAACTTTCAACAAATTGCAGACGCGGTAAATGCCTCTGGTGGGAAAATTTCATATTTATATACTGGCAATATGGATATTCTTTCCAGAAGAACTGGAAGAATTGGAACTGGCCCACAAGAAGGCGACTTAAGAAGTAAAAAGCAAATTGCCGGGTCGATGTATGCGCCATTAAATCAATTTGATTTTATTTCACAAGTAAAAAATAAAGCTAAAAATTTTGAAATGATTCGGGGGGCCAAGGGCTATATCCCAAATTTTGCAGATGCCGAAGGATTTAATATTGCTTATGTTTACAATCCAAATTCTGGACAAAAACCATATGTTGGAGCGGCAGATAAACTAGTATATGACGAATCAAGACCTGTTACAAAAAATAATACTTATAGAAGCCCTAAGTTTCAAGCCTTGATTAATGCTGGTGTATATACAAAAATAACTGATCCAAAAGAACTGGCAAGAATAAAAAATCAGAAAGAAACAGAATTGTCTCAAAGAAGGCAAGCCTCTTCTTTTGGTCCTGGTAAGTCGGCAGCAATGTTAGTTCCTGATTCAAATTATGAGCCAAGTTTCGCTGAACCAAAATCACCAGAAAATCAAATTTATAGTTTAGTAAGATTCCCAATTTATGGAGTTAATGAAGAGAGGCTAAACAATATTCCTAATAAAGTTTCTACTGCAAAACGTAGGGTTCCAGAATTTAAAAAAACACTCAAGGATGTTGTTGATAATTTAGGTATAAATTTTGCAAGTACTTTAACTGGAAGCGAAGTATCTGAAAATGTTTATAGTCAGGCTTTTACAAAAAGCTATGGGGCAAAACAGGCTTTAGATGGTTTAGCGGGAGGATTATTTGAGGCTTCTGTAAGATCATTAACTTTCCCAGAGTCTATTAGAGAAAAGAATGAAAATTCATTAGACTTTCCAAATTTAAGTTCAGAAGCTGGCCAAATATTAAAACATGTTTTTAATATCGGCGCAGAGTCTTCTGCTGATTTAAAAGGATCTAAATCAGATTCTATTAAAAAGAAATTCGCCTCTCAAGTAATTTCTAACGGATTATTTTCAGAAATTAAAACTGCCGCAAGAGGCTATGTGCCAAATTTCGCTAAAGAAGACCCGCTTACTGATGCAGTAAATAGAGAATTAGCTGCTGGTTTAAATCCAAATCAAATTCGTATAACTCAAGATGGAAAATTAAAAAATTCAAAAAATCCATATGGCCTTGCTGTTATAAATACAAGAGATGAACCTAATGGAAAGATACCAAATTTTGCTAAAAACGAAGATAAAATAAGAAAACAAACATTGGGAAGTGGCATAGCGCAAGGCCCATTACTGCCAAAAGGTCAAGTGCCTATTCCACAAAGTGCCGAAGAAGCTAGTAAAGCTCTAGGCAGAGTGTCAAAAGCAGCAGAGGAAGTATCTTCGTCAAACGATAAATTTAGCGCGAATATATTAAAAACATCAGCTATATTTGGCGCTTTGTCGAGTGCTAGTTATATGTTAGAAGGAAGTTTAAAAGAAACTGACAATGCATTGTTAAAATATACAAAAGGTCTTACTGATACTGCGCAAAAAGCTTCTTTAGGTTTAACTTTAGGAGAAGGCTTCAAACCAATTTTAGATAGTTTAGGGGGCAAATTGCCTGGGGCCGTTGGTGCTTTTACTAAATCGTTAGCTGGGGCAACTCCAGTTATTGGATCAGTTATTGGAGGAATGCTTGGTTTAGCTGACTTTTTAGAATTTATAACGACTCAAGATAAAAGAGCAGGAGAAGCTTCTGGTAAAAAATTTACAGAAGGATTAAGTGGACTTAGCGAAGCTGACCAAAAGAAACAAATTGAAAGCAGATTAGCGGCTTTATCAAAGGCTGAAGATCAAGCTAATAAAATATTAGAACCAGCCAGAGAAAATAGAGCCGCATTTAGAGCGTCGGGAATGATGGGCGCTGGACTTGGGTTTGCGGCTACTACAGAAACGCCAAAAACAGAAGAAGGCAAAAAGGCTCAAACTGACTTGCAAAAAATTGCTGGAGAAAGAGAAGCTTTACAAGAAAGACTTAAATCTTTAATAGATTCAATAGCCAAAGGAAGAGAGAGAGAAACAAAAGCGCAAGCAGAAACTGTGGCTCAAATAAATAGAAGAGTTAATTTGCAATCTGTATTGAATGAGATTATTATAGCCGGTTTACGATCAGAAGATAAATTTTTAAGACAACAAATTACACAAAGAGGACAATTAATAGCTCAAAGCGCCATGCTTACAAAAGACGAGCAGGAAAGAAGACAGTATAATATAGAAAGAGGATCTATCCAAAAAAAGATAAATAATTTAGAGCAAGAAAATTTAGTTTATGTTTTGTCTCAAGTTAATTCAAAATCAGCAACTGCTTCGTTAGACGAAAAGGCTGCAAAAAGTTTAATAGATAGATTAAAAAACGCTGAAACGATTGCTGATTTTGAACAAGAAGCTGCGAAATTGGGATTAGAAACTGGAGGAATATTAAAAGATATTTTTGATACAGCGAAAAAAACTAAAAAAGAAAAAGAAGTTCAATTAAAAAGATCTCAAGCCGAGCTTCGTGTTAATTATGAAGCTAAAAAAACAAATGATTTAATGACGGCTACTTTTGAGGCTCAACTTTCTATATTGGATGATAGAAGAAAAACAACACAAGAGATCGCCGACATAGAAAAAGCTTCAAGAAGAGATCAGGAAAAGTTTGAAAGAAATAGGCCGTTAAAAACATTAGAACAAAATATAGCAACTCAGCCATTTGCCACAGTAAAACAAGAAGCACAACTAGCAAAATTAAATGCTGAAACTAAGTACAAAAACGAATTGGCGGATATAGAAACAGAAAAAGAAGACAAGAAAACAAATGCATTTAAAAAAGTTCAATCAAGTTTGAGAGATTATGTTTCTAATTCAAGGTCATTTACTGATGCGCAAAGAATATCAGCTTTATATTCAATAGATAATGCAGAAAATACAGAACAATTAAAAAGCGCTCTTGGAGATTTAAAGCCAGAAACTGATGCACAAACGATATCTACCGCAAAACTTTCAGAGGCTCTTAATAATTTAGATAAAGTCTATCAATCAACTACAACTGCCGCCGACGCATTTGCCTCAAGAAGAAGAGGAGAATTGCAAGATCCAAAAGATACGGCTCAATTTTTACAAGATACATTAAAAGAACAAAATCCTCTGAAATACGGATTAATGCAAGGGTTTCAAGATATATCAAAAGAATCAGATGCATTCGCAATAAACTTTGGTAAAACTACAACTTTAGCTTTTAGAGATGGGATGAGAGATGCTCTTTCTGCGGCCATATCTCAAACAGAAGATCTTGGTACGGCTTTGCAAAGTGTCGCTATGAATTTCTTAAAAACTATGCAGACTCAGTTTTTACAGAGTGCAGCTAATAATGCTATCCTTGGACTGCAAGGGGCTTTTCCTTCTGTTTTTAATGGAACATTTGGAGCAGTAAAGAATTCAAAAGGAGGTCTAATTAGAGCTTATGCTGGTGGAGGATTTGTTACTGATGGCAGTGGATATAGAGATGATGTTCCAGCAATGTTAATGAACGGCGAGTATGTAATAAGAAAATCCGCTGTGAAAAAATATGGTAAAGATATGTTTGATAAAATGAATTCTGGTATGGAAATTGGAATGGCTGATGGCGGAATTTTTCTTCCTGGCGTTAGGGGCGGATCAGCAATTGGCGGCTATCGTGATCTGACTGCTTTCGCAAATCAAACTACAACTTCTGGAATAACTGATATTTTAGCTGGAACAGCTGGATCTGCATTTATTAATCTTGAAGATCAAAGTCAAAGATTATCTAGATTTGGATTATTAAATGAAGATACAATAAATCAAGAAATTAAATCCGCGCAAGAGCAGGCTTTAAATATAGTTAAAGAAAGAGAAGCTTATAGAACACAGCAAAGAAAAGCACTTCAGCAACAAGTTGTTGGAACAATACTCTCTGCTGCAATTTCTTATGGTTCTAGTAAATTAGTTCCTCCGGGACCAAATACTAGAGTTGGTATGGAAAGGGCTGGCGCTCCACCGGCATTAGCGCTCAGATCTGGTTTAGGTAATGCTTATGGAGGTTTAATTCGCCGTTATGCATCAGGCGGCACAGTTGATGATATCCCTGCTTTATTAATGGGCGGTGAATATGTTCTGAATAAGGAGACGACAAGAAAATACGGTAAACAATTTTTAGATTCTATCAATCGTGGTTCTGCTCCAAGGTTTGCTGACGGCGGCATGGTTAGCGGCGAATCAATGGCCGACAAGGTAGATAAAATATCCAACAAGCTTGAAAGCGGCGCTTCGTCTGCCAATGTAAGTATTAATATTAATGTTACTCAAAATGGCATGGCACAAACATCAGTTGAAGGTAATTCAAAGCAGGATGGTGTTGATTACAAGAGATTGGGCGATCAAGTTAGAGCTTTAGTCGTCGAAGAAATCGCTTCTCAAAAGCGTGTTGGCGGCATGCTAAGAACATAACATGAATTCATCAATTTCGAATTATGAAAATAGTTTATATCTTAGCGGCCTTAAAATATACGGGGTCTCAGATGTAAATTTTGGTTATCAACTGCCAGTTGATCATATCAGCGTTTTAGGCCATAGAAGATTCAGAACCGCAACTTCTGGTCCACCGCAAAACTCGTTAAGCGTTCAAAAATATCTTTCGCCAAATGATTTTTTATTGAACATGACTGGACTGTCTCCGATTAGCGGAGGAATATTTTATAATAATTTAAATTATAGCTTCAGACAAGCGTATTTAAATTCTTATTCAGTTTCATGCGCGGTTGGCAACTTTCCAACATTAAATGCAGATTTTGGAATATATGGAGACATTGGAAATGCTTTATCTCAAAGTTCAGCTTCACAAACTGGTATATTAAAAACTATACGTCCAGCTGACATTTCAGTGGATTGCGATGGCGCAATCACAAATAGAATAGAATCTTTTACATATAACCTAGAATGTGCCAGACAAGCTTTTTATCATGTTACTGGCAGTGGTGCGGTGGATGTTGTGACAATTAGGCCATTTAAAGTAAACGCCCAATTTACGGTTGGAGTTGACGATTATCAATCTAAAAAATTATTTGATTATATTATTGATTCGAATAAAAAAAATATTACTATAACTGTAGGCACATTAGCAACTTTCACTATGGCAAACATGGAATTAATAAGCGAATCTATTAATAGTTCAGCCACAGATGATTTGACGATGACTCTTAATTATCAAGGATTTTTATAATGTCATTTTTTTACGACAGAGATCAAAATGTAACTGGCACCAATATCCCAGCGACTTTGGTTTACAATCCGTCGTATGGAGCCACAGTTTCATTTTCTTCTGAACTAGCGTTGTACAATACCGTTGATAATTATATTTATAGTATGCCAAAAGGTCTTAATCATTTGCAAATGGAGATCACAATGCCATTTGAAAATAGAAAGCAAGAAGAGGCGCGGCAAATTGCTGGGTTTTTTGAAAACTTACAAGGTACAGGTTTTTTCCAGTATACTGATCCAGCACAAATTTACAAACCAATAAACTTATTTGTTTCATCAATTGACAATCAGTTTGTTGAAAATGATATATTTTCACTATCAGTAAGATTACATAGCGATCAAGCTTCTCCAATTTTAGCTTGGGATAATCCATTTCTTACTGGCTCTAATTTAAAAGGAGACTGGTCTTCTGCTGCCGTTGCTTACAAAAAGTACGACGTAGTTAAATATACTGTTGGTAACACCGCAAATTTATATGATTCTTTTTATTATTGCACAGGAGATCATACTAGCGCGTCACCAATAACAAATGGCAAATGGACAAGAGAGTTGGATTTTCAGCCTACATATACAACGCAACTCACTAAAGAAACATCAGTTTTAAAAACTGAATTCCCGTATTCTTTTGCAAAGCGAACAAATTTCGGATCTCATGCAAATGTCTTAAAGAATTTTAAATTAGACTTTAAAGGAATATCAGATGCAGAGACAAGATGCTTGCTACATTTCTTAATAGGTAGGCAAGGATATAGAAAGTTTCAATATAAATTGCCAAAAATATATAATCAATTTAAGTACTTTTTTGCCCCAGAATGGCAGCATACTTTTGTTTATAAAAATGTAAATGATGTGTCAGTGACTTTAGTGGAAGATCCAATCGGAATAAGGAGGGTTTACTAATGCCTAGAGCAATCTCGTATGAAATGGAAATGATGTTCGTAGGCTCAGAGGGAGCCTTCGATCAAACAAAGAATACGGGCCAATATATTTCTCGTATCGACTTCGTTCAAGGTTATGATTTTTCATTTAATGTAGAGCGCCAAGCATTAAAGCAAATTGGTAGTGGCAGTTTCGCTTCAAGGCAAAGTC